AAGCTTAATTTTAATTCCATTTTTTCTTAAAATAGATTCCGCTGAGTCATTTGCAGACTCAGCGATTTCAACTATTTTGCTCTCAGTAAGTGCTTCAACAAAATTTTTCATTAAACAATAGTGAACGAATGCATCATTTCGTTGCCGGTTACGTGTAACGGCGATAACGCAAGCGCATATCTATTGAAAATGTTATAAGTTAGTACGCCAGAATCTGGGTTAACTGATTCAATGATGTCGTCTGTGTATGATGCAAAAGTTGCTGCACCCTCACCAGAATCACCCATAAGACCTACAAAAACTGTAGTTGCCGCTGCATCTGGGTGAAGAAAATAACTTACGTTACCAATTTTAGCAACAAATAATCCACGATTCTTCCTAGCGTCGCCATCAAAATATTTAGATAGACCCATAACAGATGCCATGATAGCATATGGAACAACTGCGTATGCTTCGAATGTTCTCAAACTTTTAGTATTTGACTTCAGTACAAGCTCATTTACAGCCTGATTCAATTCAAAAAATGATGTTTCTGAATTTGCAGGAGCACTTCGTGTAAGTGTAGCGGCAGCAAGTGAATTTGCAGTTAGAAATGTAATTAACGATGCGTTTTCAGCGTCATTTGCAAGACCGCGCAACAATTTACCAACGATTTTACCGGCATATTCTTCGCCGTACTGACTTCTCAAATCTTCAACAGCTTCTGATGTGATTGAAGATGCAATCGGCGTTGAATTTTCAACGATAACTTCTGTACGCAATAACTGCATATCACCAAGCGCATCTTTATCAACTGCAAATAACGCAGCGGTAGGGCCATTCATGGACGAAAAATCAAAAATTGAACGGGCAAGAGATGGAAGAGATGTTTGTTGATACATTTGTCCAATTGATAGATTTTCATCAGACGTTGCAACATTTGGATCATTTGGTGTGGTGAGTACTTCAACTAGCTTATTTGTCATATTATTCCTCATTTGTTTTATTTATACAATTGTCTTTATATGGACACCAATCGCACAATCTACTCTCGGATTTTTTGAATTCAACATCGGTTTCAATAGCATTTATAGAATTAAACAGTGATTCTTTATATATAGAAAGGTTATTTCTATTCAAAGTTATGCTATTTTCTTCATTATGTTCTACATAAACATATGATATTCTGATTTGATTAATATTCGGTTTTTGGTTAAAAAAGTGAATTGCATAAAACAATAATTGATTAAAATCTTGCCACTTTTCATCTTTGTATCTACCGGTTTTCCAATCAATTAAATTAAGAGTTCCAGATTCATCGATGCACATATAATCTACTGCACCACGAAATATTGCTTTTTTATCTGAAAATGATGTAGCACCACCGTTCGCTAGCATACCAAACTTAACTTCTCTCGAATTTTGAAGTGAAAAATATCTAGTACCAACTTCAGATGATGTAAACTTGTCTGCAATATGCTGATTTCGTTCTGCATATTTGTGAGAGCTCATATCTGGATAATTCTCTAGAATTGAATGAACTGCACCACCTTTCAGTAGTGCAGTCATGTCAAACTCACCTCGTTCCGCCTTTTCAATATATTGATATTTAAATTTGCGGGCGCACTGCTTGTGAGTGTTGATTTTTGAAAAGCTATACGGTGAAAATTTCACTCTTCGTTTAATGCGCCAATGGCATCAGATAACTGAGCGTTAGAAGCAATCCACGTTTGAATTGTATCTTCCTCGAATTTTTCATCCTCTGTTTTCTTCATTTCAGCGCGAATTCTAGTAATAGCCTTATTCACGATGCCAACCGGTACACCTTCTTCTTTAAACTCTTTTTTAAGTGCTTTGATGTCAAGGTCAATCTGTTTCTTATCCATCATAAGTGCAACTAATCTTTTACTAAATGTTTCTACATTATCGCGTGCTTCTTCTGTACTTCTCAATTCCATGTTAGATTCCTTCGTTAATTACGTATGACACGTATTCACTATATTCTTCTTCTGTTCTGCAGTTTGCATAGATAAACTCTGACGTTATTCTATTCTCGCCGTCTCTGTCCTTGAATCCTACGGGATGACTTAAATTAAAAATAACCCGTCTTTGTGCGTGTACGAATTTGATTGAACTAATCTCGTTTACATTTATGAACCCGTTATTACGCGGTTTGCTGATGTAATTTTCATTGAAATAATCAATTGTTTCAAGTAAAGCCATGTTAGCTTCAAATTCTTCTTCGTTTGATGCGTCCCAATAAACATAATCACTGATTATTTTGTTTTTGTGCGTAACAATTTCAACGCCGTAATTCATGTTGAATACAATTCTACACTTTACAATATTGATATTGCTAACATTGGCTAAATTTACCAATCTATCGCCTGCTTTTATGAACATTTCCTTCTCCGTTTACTTTAGCAATATTTATATTGCTTTTAACAACGCAATTTCTTTCTTTGCTGCAGCTAGTTCATTTTTCAGGTTTCTATGCATTTTAAGAGGTGTAATAACGTGACAATACATGCAGTGAAACTCAATTCTTTCAAGTGGCATGCTTGAACGAGTAACTGTAGTATGGCCACAAGAGCACAAGTTTGAAAACTTACCGAGTTCACTCACATCTTGCTCCTAATTCTTACTTCTGCGGAAATTCCAGTGTAGATATTATTTTTTATCATGTTATCTATATCGTGTTCTCCGCTCAACATTATTTCGTTCATATCTTTCTCAATAATATCATCTGGTTGAACAAACACGCTATGACCCATTGAAGCATAGCTTATAGCGTTTACATGACCCGTTTTATCGTTATCAAGAACAAATACTGGATTTTTCAATTCATTAAGTCGTTCAACAGGAATTTTAGCGCCCATAAGCGCGATTGAGTTTTCAAATCCACCAGCGATTGCATCAAAAATACCTTCGTAAATGTACACATTTGCAGATTTATTTATATTGAACCAATTAAACACCTTGTATCCAACGTTCGCATCAACCATATATGTGTAAAAACTTTTATTAGTTATGTTTCTAGAATAAAAACCATACATTTTAGATTTATTATAAAGTGGAATAACTATTGAATTCGTAATTGGATATGTAATCTCACCAATTTTTAAATCTTGATGTCCAAAATACCACTGTCCGAATTTGCCGGTGTATGGTAATCCACGATTTTCCAAATATTTCAGTGCATCAGCAGATTCTTCAATAATTGTTAGGTATGGCGATAAATCGTGTTCTGTAATTTCAAAGCTCGGTTTCTCGAATTTCTTAAAAACATCAATTTCGCCAGATGCCATTGCCTTTAAATTATCTGAAAACGTTTCTCTTTTATAATTAGATAGCATCCCAGGGAAAAAATCCCTGAGAAAACTATACATATTTTTATTTTGAGCCGCGCAATCACCATTAAAACAATGAACAAAATCTAAGTTATTTTTATGATATAAATGTAACCTAGTTGAGTTTTTCTTCCTTCTGCTATCACCACAAACTGGGCAATGAACAGCAATATCGATGTCTGAATCTTTTCCCTTATACGAACCAGATGTTGCCATCAGAAAGTACTTGCGATTCACACGGTCAATTGACATTACTTAACTGATTTAATCGCGTCTACAAGACGAGAATCAGCAACTTCACTTCCAGCTTTGATTTCTTTATTAATAATTGATGTAATTGAACGCTTATTCCGAAGAATAAATGATAACAATTTGTCGTCAATTGTATTTTCAGATGATTCAATACGCGCAGTAATGAATTTCACTACTGCAAATTGAAACCATTCTTGCTTTACTAACCAAAGTCCGAAACTAATCATTCCTACCTGCATTTTATACCTCACCAGCCACAGTTTTCTGCGCTTATATTTTCATTTTTCCTGAATAAACTCTGTACATCTATTAACATCGATGATAAACCGTTGTTACTTAAATATTCTGTAAATTCACTTTCTCTATATACAATTGATGCATTTTTAAAATTTTCATCAATTAAATACCTAATGTAATCCGGAATTCCTTCTTCCATTACGAGTGTATAATTTCTTTTATAATGTTCGAGAAACATTGGGTGTGAATTCAACCATTGTTCGACAGTACCAAATTCTTTGATTTTTTTCTTCAATGTAGAAGGTCCAAATCTCTGATTTTTGTAAATATCTTTAATGCCTGTGCTTTCACCCTTTCTATTTAACTTCCAAACACCAAATGACGTAATTGCATTCACTTTAATTTCGTGTTCAATATTCAGAGATTTGAATTCCGATGGACATGAACAATCGATATTAAATGTTTTCAAATGATTTACGAACGCATCTGAAAATTCAGTGTGGTCAACGACTTTAGGCACATTATCAGAAGCATCACCAAGAATACAATGTTCTTGTATCCATGTAGTCATACTACCAGACTTTGTGTCTGCTGTCAACCATTTTTTTGTAAGTGAACTATATTGAAACACCCTATCGGTATCTCGCTGTGCTTGAATCATGTCTTTATCAGGACTATGAATTAGAATATTTTCAAATTCATTATATTTCTTTGCCAAATGCAGCATAATATCATCTGCTTCTGCTCTTTCAACTGAAATGACCTTCCATGGAACATTTAATTCAAGTTGAGATAACAAAACATTGATTTCAGCAAATACTTCTTTAAAATCTACTTCAGATTCTTCTCTACCTTTTTTTCTATTGCTTTTATATTCAGAATAAACGTCTTTTCGCCAATATCCACCTACTGAATTATCCAAGCAAATAATCATATCACCGAATTTATGTGAGTGCTCAAGATGAATTGAACACAATTCGTTTATGATAAAATGTTTAACTACGGGAATAAATTCAGAAGTAACATACTTACCGTCTCTCTTGCTAGGATTAGTTCGAGAGACAGCAGTATGAATCATGCGATGGATGATTGAACTAATGTCAATCAGTATCATCCAATAATTTTACGTCAAACCTGACAACAAATCATCGAGATTAGTTGATTTTTCAACCGGTGCAGGTGCAGGAGTTACCTCAGCAACCGCAGCAACTGGTGTCGCAACTGTAGTTTGGATTGCCGCAGGAGCAGCAGATTGGTCCGTAAATTGAACCCAATTCAATTTTTCTGCGAGTTCATCATAAGACATGAACGATTCGGGTTTCAACAAATCACTTAATTTATAAGAGTTTTCTTTAATATCAGTAATTGCATCTTCTACAGAATCATAAATTGAATTTACGTCAGTGATTACTTCAGAACCGTCATAGTTGATTTGACCGTTTGCACCTTTCTTCGCAACAAGTCGGAATGAGTTACCTTGAAGTGGATTGAACAATTCTTTAGGAGTTTTGCCAAGCGACCTATCTTGTTCAGACGGATCGATTGCACTCTGAATTTTGTCTTTCATAGTACCAGACATTTCGTACATGAAGAATTTGCCTTCATTTTCTGGATTTGCGGGGTCTTTAAGTACTTTAATGTTTGCGACAAATCGAATGCCACGACCAAACATTTTAGCACCATCTTTATCACCAGAATTCCATAGGTCTTGCCATTTTTCTTGGAACGGGTCTGGTTGACCGATTGAAGTTGGAGAAAATTCAGATACGAAACGTTTTTTACCGTTTTTAGTGATTGTTGAATTTACTTTGAACATGCGCTGAATCATTGCACGTTCGGAATCTGGCATGAAGCGAATTAGTGCTGCACCATTACCATCTTTATCTTTCGCAAGTGTGTAAAATCGTTCATCACGTGCGTATTTGTTTGCTTCTTTTGCGAATGGGTCTTTACCAACCGCTTCCTTCATTACGTTAAAATCGAAGAAATTTGCTTCCATGTTATGCTTCCTGTACTGCTTCTAGTTTTGAGTCTCGGTGGACTATATCAGAAGTTTATTGTCATTACGGACAGTTTTATTTATACTTTAACTGAAAGTAACAATTGCATACCTTCAAGTGATTTTGAATCTAACAGAATTCGATATGAATCGCGTTCTGAATTATATTTTACATGAACCGTATATTCAGAAAGAGGAATCATTTTAAAGTTTTCAACG